AATTAGCAGCTGACTGGCCTGCATTGATGACAGCTATAAGAGATGCACGAGCAACACAGCCGGTGGCAGCGCAAAATACCGGAGTCTCAAATGCCCCCGGCAGTGTATCATTAAATCCAGCTACACAGGCAATTGCCCAGACAATAGCACCTTACACCACATCAATTGCAAGATTATTACCATCAAATTACAATTCAACACAGATATCGCCCACAAACAATTCTAGTGTAAATGCAATTTTGGCCAATCTTGGCCTATTAAAAGGATATAAACCAGGGACACCATGAACTTATTAGAAGGTGGAAACGTATTCAAAGACGGCGATGGTAATCCACTTACCGGCCGAATCCGACAGTCGGATATCCCCACAACTGTGCAGTGGATAGAACAAGTCACTGGCCTGGAATTCCCACGCGAGCGTTGGTTGGGCAGCACAGGAAGAAAGCCTGACTCCGGCGATCTAGACTTGGCAGTGGACTTGAATGAGATCAGCAAAGAACAGCTGGCTGCCAAACTCACGGCCTGGGCGCAGAGTCACAAACTAGATCCCCGGGAGTGGGTGAAAAAAGGCGGTGAAGTACATTTGCGTACCCCCATCACCGGACGTCCGGATCTGGGCTTTGTGCAAACAGACTTTATGTTCTTCCCCAACTTGGATTGGGGTACATTCTTTTATGCCGGAGGTGAGGATTCTTCCTACAAAGGCATGTACAGAAACATCTTGATGAGTTCAGTGGCCAAGCAACTGGGCCTGAAAGTTGGCAGCAATGGTGTGTTTAGTCGTGCCAGCAACGAACAGTTGACCCTAGATGCCGATGAAGCAGCACGTATGTTGCTGGGACCACGAGCCACTAGAGCGAATCTCAAAAACGTTGAAAGCATTTACACAGCCTTGGCCAAAGACAAAGATCGTGCTGCCAAGGTTGCAGACTTTGAAGCAGTGTTGGCCAAGGACGGGTATCAACCACCCACCACAGTGCAAGAAGATGAAGTGAACTTCCTGGCACGTCTGCGTGATCGTATTGTTAACCAGGGCATGTATGCGCTGATAGAAGATCGTCAGATACGTGAGACTGACTCAGTGGGTGGTCGTGCCAAAGGCATTGAACACATTGAAGATCTTGTGTTTAGAAAAGGCACTGCTGGTGCACAAGAAGCTCTACAGATCATTGCAGCCGCAGCCAAAGACACAGCTGGCACTACCACTGCCAAGTGGGATGGAAAACCTGCTGTGGTGTTTGGACGCAAGCCTGACACCGGTGAGTTTGTGCTGACAGATGGTTCAGGGTTTGATGCCAAGACCTATGATGGAATGTTTACCAGTCCCCGGGCCATTGTCAAGGACATGCAACGCAGAGATGATGCTGCTGCTGCCAAAGGCAATCAAGCCAATCGCGTGGAAACACTGGCACCTATCTATACCACACTGTGGCCTGCACTGGAAGCAGCATTTCCCAAGACGCAGCGCGGCTATGTCAAAGGCGACTTGCTGTTCTATCCCCAGCAAGAGTGGACTGACCAGGCCGGCAATGCTGTGTTTCAGCCCAATGAAGTAGAGTATCGTATTCCACTGAACAGTGATCTTGGCAAGCAGATTGCCAAGAGCAACATTGGTATTGCCATGCACACCATGTACGCTGATCAAGGATCTGCCAAGCAACCACTGAGCGGCGTTAAGTTTAAACCAGTGCCAGGCCTGTTGTTGATTCCACCTATCTCAGCAAAGTCAATGCAGCCCAAGTCTGACTTGATCAAACAAATCAAACAAGTGATCACACAACATGGTGCTGCCATCAACACACTGTTCAATCCCGTGGAACTGCGAGCACAGAAGATCACTGACTTGGCCAAGCTCTGTGTGGACTACATCAACACACGAGTACGTGCTGGACAAGGATTTGACAATTTACTCCCAGGCTTTATGGAATGGTTGCAGGGGTCAGTGACTCCCAGCAAATACAACAACATTGTTGAATACCTGCAGAGTCCCACATCAAATCAAACTGGCATGAGCGCAGCATTTACTCTATGGATCTTGCTGCATGATCTCAAGATGGATATATTGCAGCAGTTGGATCTACAGCATCCTGGACAGGAAGGCTGGGTCATGGCCACACCTGCAGGCTATGCCAAGGCCGTGAGTCGCATGCCCGGAGGATTTGCTGCGTCAAATCTAGCTAGAAACAATCCTAGATGAACATTCAAGGCATCAACATACGGGGAATGAATCTGCAAGACACTGCTACTCCTGCGGGTGTGTACACCTTGCAATTGGGCACCAAAGCACCGGTGCTGGGTGCTGGTGCTCAAAGCCCATTTCCCGCAGCGGGCTGGACTTCAATAGTTTCAGTGTCACAAGATGATACAAACACACAGGTAACACTGCCATTTACCTGGACATTCAACGGTACTGGGTACACAAGTTTCTATCCCAATTCAAATTATTACATCACATTCGGTGCAGGATCTAGTGCTTTCAATGCGTTGGCTGCAAGCAATCCACCTTTGAATAAAATCTTTTTTGCCGGAGCAGACAACTCCTGGCAACGAGTGTCAAGAATAGCGTCGGGTACAGATTATTTGAGATTGCGCTGGGAAGGCACAGCAGCGACCACAGGTACACCGGGTTCTCCCAACATGGTGTACGAACTGACATTCTTTAACCCAGCTCTAACCGGTGGTGTGCCCTGGCTTGAATTGTTAATCGGATCACAGGCACGTGGTACAGTAACCTCTGGCATAATTTCTGGCATCTACAGCTCAACTGCCTTACTGACAGGTGGTAACATGGGACCATTTCCCAACCGTGGGGTTGCTGCCAATCAAAGCTATGTGCTGGTGGGCGATGTCACAGGAACTTCGTGGACAGTCAACACTGGCTACTTTGTTGGCGGCACAGGATATTAAATGACACAGGGAATATAACATGCCAACAGTTGGTCCAGGTATAACAATTGGCCCAGGTATAACAATTGGGGCAGGAACCAGCGGTGGCGGCACTACCCCCACTGCAGTCAGTAATGCCACCATAGTTGCAACTTCGCCCTATGCCACTGGCAGCAGTTATAGATTTGTTGGCTCCAGCACCAGCTATGTTTATTATTCTGGTCTCTCAGGTTTGAGTTTTGGCACTGGTGATTTTACTGTTGAGTGGTATCAATACGAAACTGATGCCAACGCATTCCCTCGTATATACTGGCAAAGTGATACCGCCGGTATAAACTATCCTGTGCAAGGCATGAGTCTTGAAGGCACTAACCCTTATGCATGGTTCAGCCCCACTACACTGGCTTCACTGGGCGTTGGTAGTTTGGGCGTTTTCAAAAATGTCTGGACTCACTTTGCTCTAGTTAGACTCAGCAGCAGACTCTACCTCTATAAAAATGGCACACAGATCGGCACTGCTGGTGGCGTAGCCAACACATCAAACATCACCGGTGGCACACAGAGATTCTACATTGGGGGCAAGGCAGCAGGCGGCCTGGCCAGTGAACAGTTTGGTGGCGATATCACCAGTTTTCGGGCGTGTAACATTGCTGTGTACTCTGGCAGCTTTACCCGCCCAACTTCGGCCTTGCAAACCACACAGAGCGCCAATCCTTATGGCGGCTCAAATACCTCGGCAATCACCGAAGGGCAGTGCATTTTCCTAATGGATCCCACTTAATTTTTCCAATCTGACTAAATAAGTGTAGGGCAAACACGCCCACTTTAATAGGAGATTTAACATGGCAATTTTATTCCGTCCAAATGGTGATGCAGATCCAGTATTTGCACTTGATATCGCAAATGGTGCACAATCGGGCAACCTCGCTACTGTAGGCGCAAACGCATTGGTTCAAATGCAAGGTCCTAAGCTGGACTACTTTGCAGTGATAGTAGAAAACGCTTCAAATCAAGCAATTGATTTGCGCAACGAACTTGGTAACGTAACTGATCCTGGTGTGGTTCAAACCATCAACCAGACTGTTCAGGAAAAAGCAACCATTGCTTTCTATCAAGTGCAGAATTCTACAACTGGTCAAATCAGTTATGGTCTGTACCCAACTGGTGCTTACACTACCACAACTCTTGACACAGCAATTACAGGTCTGGGCAATGTTCAGATCACCAACAGCTCGGGTCAAGTGCGTGGTGTCAACGTGTCAGGTTCACAATCAACCAACGTTGGTTTCAAACTAGCACTTTCGTAATAAATCTGGTTGCAGCACTGAGCCCGGCTTTTATTGCCGGGCTTTTTCTTTGCTGTAAATACCAGCATGAAAATCATTCCCTCATGGTCTGTTCCCATGTACCAATTTGAATGGGACAACTTTGCCGATCATCAACAAAATCTCATTGATACATGCTATAACTTACAGAGCAATAATTCTGTCAGCAACGTAGCCTCAAACGTCAAACAAGGTCTTTATGAGAGCAATTTTGATTTCTTTAACTCCAGTGATCAATCAGTGCAAGCTCTGTTAGAATGGTGCCGCGCAGCAGTGTTTGAATCTGCCACCAACGCCAATCTGCAACATTGGCCACAGGGTGCCAGGATAGGAATCAATGTACATGAGTCATGGTGCCATATCACTCAATCAGGTGGGTATCACGACACACACATGCATCCCAATTCCAGTTGGAGTGGTATCTTTTATGTGCGAGCCGGCGAAAGTGATGTCACCGCAAAGAATGGCTGCAATCGTTTTTACAGTCCATTAATTCCGGGCTACACAGACATTGGAACACGTTGGTGCAGTCAGAGTTCTAGTTTTGATATGCAGCCCACAGATGGGCAATTAATTGTATTTCCCAGTTGGATCTTACACTCGGCCATGCCCTACACTGGCGATACAGAAAGAATAGTTGTTGCATTTAACTGTCAATTTATAGATGGAAACTAAACTAATATATGAAAGTCCCGACGGGGGCAAAACTGTGTATGCCAGAGAAATGGGCTCACCTGATCGTTGGCTACTGCACATGGATGGAGAAACGCAACGAATGTTAGATCTCAGGGACGAGGAGCGTATGTGGGAAAAAATACGTGACGCGGCTCGAACAAATATGGCCTTGGCTGATTTACTTGAACAAGTAAAAATGACTTATCAATTAACCAAGAATGAAAATTCAAGTAAAGACTAGTTTTGATTGTACAGCCACAGGTACCACCGGGCATTACAAAAGCAATCGTGTGCCCTATAAAGATGGCAATCAATCCTCAATCACAGATCAAGAATCCTGGACCAGATCTCGCAATCAACAGCGCAATTACGAAACATTGATACAATTATTGAGCCTGCGCACACAATTAATTGAAATTACATTACCACAGCGCCACAACAACCACTGGAGTTTTACCATTGTATCTGACCGTGACGACGTGTTTTCAGACGATCTAGCAGCATTGTACCTGGACTGTGACTCAGTGCCTATGATTGTGGGCTTGGATGAGGAACCTGGCACAGTGCCTTTATTGCACACCCAGACCCCGGACGCTAATATTTGGTTCCAAGAAATTGAATAAATAAATGATCTTGGAGTTTAAAATGGTTGACACTACTGACATTGAAAAAAAGAGCCTGGAAGCACACGTAGAGCTCTGCGCCGAACGTTACAGGTTTCTTGAAGAAAAACTAGAGACTTTAGACGCTGTGCTTGGCTCGGTCAAAGCCGATGTTGTGTCAGTCAAGGACATGATGCAAAAAGTTGTGAATCAGCGCAACACTCAACTCATTAATTGGGGCATTGGGATTATCGCTGTACTTGGCAGTACCATTGGGTATCTTATTGTTAACTTTGTCTTTAAATGAAACCTGATCAACGTTTATTTCATTTAGCGCAACAAGAACTAGAACAGCTAGAACCAAACCTTATACTCAGAGTTGGTGATACATACACAGCATTTGGCAAGTATCAAATCATCAATAATGATGGCACTGTCAAAGTGGCATATCAAGACTCCGACGTGGGCATATTTTGCAACACCAAACATGCTATTAGTTATTGTATTGCAGACAATCATAATCTGTTGAATTTAGCTCGTAGAATTAAAGAATTAGACAGCCTCTACCAGACTCTTTCCTCGAAGCCACTCAGTGATCAGC